GCGATCTGGGCACTCAGATATTCAAGAACGGTGTCGCGCTGACTGCACCGACTCTGGATGTATCGAATGGGGTGTACAACTTCACCCCGACGCTCGGAACACCTCAGTACCTGTTCTTCCACAACGGGGTCAAGGCGTACTACTACTCGGGCACGGGTAGCGTCACGCAAGTGACGGATGTGAACTTCCCGACTTCGCTGTCCAAGGGTGCTGCGTATCTGGACGGCACCATTTACGTCATGGACCCGACCGGGCAGATCCGGGGATCGAACTTCAACGATCCTTCGACCTGGGGGGTGCTGAACTCGATCAACGCTCAGATCGAGCCTGACAATGGCGTGTTCCTCGCCAAGCAACTTGTCTACATCATCGCGTTCCAAGAGTGGAGCACTGAGGTCTTCTACGACGCTGGCAATGCGACGGGAAGTCCTTTGTCGCCCGTGCAGGGTGCCAAGGTCAACGTGGGTTGCCGACACGCCGGGACCGTTCAGGACATGGACGGTACGTTGATTTGGGTGTCCAGGGCGCGGTCTGGGGGCTTGTCTGTCCACATGATGGAGGGGTTGAAGGCACAGCCGATCTCGACCCCCTCAATCGAGCGCATCCTGGGATCGTCCAACTACACCACAGTCTTGTCCTGGAACGGCAAGATCGGTGGTCATCGGTTCTATTGCCTGACGCTTACCGACATCAACACCACCCTGGTCTATGACCTGACGACACAGTTGTGGAGCCAGTGGCAAGACAACACCGGGTACAACTTACTGATCTCATCGTCAACCTATAGCAGCTCTGACAAGGTTGTCATGCAGGGGTACAACGACAACAACCTGTACAGTTGGGATATCTCGTCCTACAAGGACTCGACCTACAGCAACGCGGGTGTGTTGTCGTACAAGTCGATCCCGGTTGACCTGTACACCCCGGACTGGGATGCGGGCACCAAGAAGCGCAAGGTGGCGAATTGTCTGTACATCGCTGCGGACCAGCAGGCTGGGAGCTGGATCACGATCCGCACCTCGGACGACGATTACCAGGGTTGGACTACACCGCGCCGGGTCGATTTGGACAAAAGACTGCCCATGCTTGATAAAATGGGCACTTTCCGCAGGCGTTCCCATCATATCCATCATGAGTGTGACACTCCGTTGAGGCTCCGATACCTTGAGATGCAACTCGAGGTTGGGGTACTCTGATGGCTCAGTTCAGCCCGCCACCGACCTACGCTGATCCTGTCATCAACAACGAGAAAACCGGAAAGGGTCAATTCAACCCGATCTGGTTGAAGTGGTTTCTGGACATCACCCAGTTCGTCAATGCTTCAGGTGGTTCCACGGGTGGCGGGATTCCGCACAACAATCTAACGGGTATTCAGGGGGGTGGTTCTCTAGAGCGTTACCACCTCACTGCGGCGCAGTACAACCAACTGACGACCCTTGTAACGACACCCCCTGCCACTTCAGCGTCGGCGGGAACCGCAGGACAGTACGCTTACGATTCAAGCTACTTTTACATCTGCGTGGCAACGAACACATGGCGCAGGGTCGCCATTGCGACATTCTAGGAGTTTGCGATGAGTTTCTGGACCTCCCTGCGAGATACCGTTGAGTCGGCTGGATCACTGGCTGGTAACTATCTGCTGCCTGGGTCGGGGATGGTCACCAGCCACCTGACTTCCAAAGGATCTCAGGAACAACTCAACTCCCCGCTCGGTCGGATCGCAATGCTTGGCACCGGACTCACGGGTGCCGGGGTTGGGTCTGACACCACCGGTATCCCGTCCGCGTCCAGCATGGGGTACGGCTGGGGCAACGCACTGGGGTCGCTCGGTAACGCGATGAATCTCGGCTCTGACATGGGTCAGTCCTGGATGCCGGCGTTTGGTTCTCAAGGTGCAACGGGTGCAAGCCTGGGGACTGGCATGGAAGGGCAAGGAATGCTGACTTCCATGGAGAACCAGGGCAACTGGTGGGACAAGTTCATGAGCAGCATGGGGGGCAGTTCAAACACCAGCGGTATGGGCGGTTCTGGTGGCGGTGGAATGTCGTCCCCGATGAACATGATGCGCCTGCTGGCCGGCGGTCTGGGGATCGGGCAATCGCTTCAGATGGGTAATATGGCGAAGCAGATGGACGGGATGGCACCGTACCGGGCGCAGTACGCATCCCAGTTGAGTGGTCTGATGAACGACCCATCCAAGATCACTTCGATGCCGGGTTACGCTGCGGGTATGGAAGCGGTGCAGCGCGGCATGGCGTCACAGGGCATGATGGGGTCGGGCAACATGGCAACCGCGTTGCAGAAGTACGGTGGTGACTTCTTCAACAACCAAGTGAACCAGTTACAAGGTCTGGCAAGCGGAAACCCGCAAGCTCAGATGATGGCAAGCATGGCGTCCATGACCGGGTTGCAGTCTTCGCTGGGCCTGCTGGCGGGAGGTAAATTCTAATGGACCTCGGCGGATCGTTCCTCGGCCCTATTCAGACCATGCAGCAACTCGCTGCGGGTGATGTGAATATGGGCTACACCCGCGCCCTGACGCAGGACGCGATGCAACGGGTTGCGACAAGCAAACTGGGTGAAGAAAAGAACCGGTTTGAACTTGATGTGATGAAGCGTCAGCAAGCGATGGAGATGCAAGTCCAGGAGCAGATGCGTCAGCGTGCTTTGAACCAGGGTGGGTTCCGTCAACCCGGTATGGCACCCCCGACAGGGATGCCAAGGCAAGGCGGGATGCCCGGACAAGGTGGAGCGCAGCAACAGCCGCAGATGAGTCCTGTCGATGCCTTGAGCAGTTCGTTCCAGGGGCACTTCGACGATCAACTCGCGTTCGCTCAGGCGTTCGCTGGACGGGGAATGCTGGGTCGCGCCAACGACATCATGTCGGCCTTGGTGAAGGACTACAACCAGTACACCGGGGCACTGAAGCACGTTTCCGATATGGGCAAGGATCGGACTGAGCAAGCCCGCAAAGGATCCGAGTACATCAACAACGTCGTGGGTGGAATCAAGAACCAGAGTGACCTGGACTCTGCGCGCACGTTGTTCCAGCAGCAGAACCCTGGTGTCGAGGTGCCCTACTTCCTCGACATACCCTACGCGCAATCCAAGCCTGTTCTGGATCGCCTGGCCGGTAGCAGCAAGGAGGGTGTGGCAAGGCTCGAATCTAAAGCCAAGCTGGAAGAACTGCAAGCCAAAGCTGCGGCGGAACGGGTCACGGCTCGGTTGAACACTGCTCGCGCACAACTCGAGGAGATGGAGCTCGCCGCTGCCAAAGATGCGCAGGATCGCGCTAGGAAGAACGGTGAAGCGATTCCGTCCGCAAAGCATCCCGGTAAGACCATGGATGCCACTCAAAACGCTAACAAGCCTGCTACAACCAAGGGAGCCGCTGCTGATCGAACCCGTGCTTACAACATCCATGAGGCATTCTCGCAAGCAAGCACTGACCTTCTGAACGTGACGGACGTTCCTGCTGGGACCACGCTGAATATGTTCGCGGGTTTGGCGGGTAAGACTGGGTCATCCTTGACTGAAGGGCTGACTGCGGCAGTGGCTCGCAAGTTCAGCAGTGCTGACCAGCGGCAAATGCAACAAGTGGTTGCGGGTCTTGACCAAAATATGAGTCGGGCACTTGGCGGCGGCTATGCCACCTCTGGCGCGAAACACTTGATCGAGGCGTACAAGGAGCAAGTGGCCCGATCCGGGGACAATGCTGGTCCTGCGACCGCGATGTTCCTCGCCAGGATGAAGCAGGAACTCACTGTTCTCAGCAAAGCGTTTTCCACCCATCCAGGGTCCAACCCCCAGCAAGCGGAACAGCAACAACAGTACTTGAAGGATCTGAACGATCGCATCCCGTTCGACGTTCGGGATGTACTCGCGGCAGGGCGCAGGGGTCGCAAGACCATTGGGGACGATATGCTGCAAAAGTTCGGTGTCAAGCGCGAAGACATTCAAGAAACTGTCACGGTCGGCGGCAAGACTTATTCGCGTCCCCAGGGCTTCACCGATGAGCAGTGGACCGCGTACAAGAAAGCGCAGGGTGCGGAATGAGTCCTGAACAATGGCTGGCATCCCAAAGCAAACCGGAAGCCACCGCTTCCGGTGCTCAGTCGCCTGAAGAGTGGCTTAAAGCGAACCCCAATCCCCCGGCATTGATGGGTCCTAAAGATCGCCCGTCGGATGTGACGGGTCAGGTCGGATCGCAACTCAAAGAGACGTTCGGCTGGGATCCTCAGCGAATGCACGCCCCCGATATGAGCGGTGCAATGACCAAGGGTGGATTGCCAGGTGTCGCCATTGGCGCAGGAATTGGATCAATTGGTGGACCCGTCGGGGCGTTGACGGGCGGGCTGACCGGTGGGGTTATCGGAGCCGCTGGCGGCGGCATCGAAGAGCTACTCAGTTCTGCCGGGTTCGGCCCTGGGACTGCAATGATGGGGGGTATGCTCACACCCGGGGGAGGACTTGCTCAAAAGGGTGCGCAGAAGCTCACCAGCAAACTGCCCGATCCCACCTGGGGCGACATTGCGAGGTTCACCCCTGGTCTTGGGAAGTACCTGCGGGGCATCGATGAGCGAGCTGCGGAACGGACTGCTGAGAAGTTCGTATTGAACCGTGGAGCACCGAGTCGACAAGCCGAGTCGCAAGTCGGTGAGTCGTTGCGTCGGGGAAGCGAGTCCTCGCGTGAGCAGTTCCGCCTGGGTGCTGAAGAGCGTAAGCGTGCTATCGAGCAACGATACCAGCAGCAGTTGCAGGAACAGCAGCAGCGCGTCTCAGCACTGCGCGGGGAGATGAGTAAAGCCAAGCAGGCCCAGCTTGAAGCAACCAACGCGACCGCTGCTGAACTGTCAGGGTTGAACCCGGTGCCACCGAGTGAACTGGGTCGGGATGCCATGGGTGTGCTGACCCAGCGTCTTGAGAATCTGCAAGGTGAGCGTTCTCGAGAGTACGAGCGTTTGTTTTCAGAGTACATCGACTTTGCTCGCACTGAGCAGGCTGCTGGTCGCCCCTGGCAATCGTCACCCACTGGCAAGAAAACCCTGGACAATATCCGGGGGCTGATGGAACCGTCGAAGGAGATGGGCAAGGTACGTCCCATGACGACGGAGGAAGAAAAAGCGGTCAAGCAAGTCCTCGATGAAATCGAAGGTGTCCGTACGGTCAAGGTGGAAGAACCTTACCCCGAGACTAGGACTACCAAGGAACCGCTGGACATTCGAGGTATTGACAACGTAGTGCGCAAGCTTGGTGAAGCCGCCAAGGGGCAACCCCCTGAAGGCTATCAGGCAATCAACAAGAACCTTGCACTGAAGATGAAGAAGATGCTCAGTGAAGGTCTGTACGAATGGGCACCCGCAGGCAGTGCTGCCAAGCGTTCGTACCGTGAAGGTTCTGAAAAGATGGAAGCCTTTGTCGACTCGCAAATCGACAAGGTGACTCGCACCAGCTCCGACATCCGTGGCAAGTACACCACGGACCCTCAGAGCGTGACCTCCACCTTGTTCAAGTCCCCTCAGTCGGTCAAAGACTTCAAGGAAGCACTTGGAGGTGACAGCGAAACGGTGCGCCGCCTCGCTACCCAGCACGTGAACAACCAGTTGCACGCACTCGGTGGCAATCCTGCCAAGGTGGAGCGGTGGTTGACCGACCCCAAGAACAAAGAGTGGATGAAAGAAGCCGGCATCGAGGGTCACGGTCAATCGTTCTTGGGGAACTTGAAAGACTTGACCCGGCGTGCAGAGGGTGCAGGAAAAGGCGTTGCGGCAGGTGAGAAGAAACTCGGTCGAGACGCACTGCAAGCCCGTGACGCTGCAATCGGTGAGTCCAAGACCCGCGCCCTGGAGCAAGTGCGCAAGGAAGCGTCTGCCTATGAGCGTCGGATGAGTGACGCGATCAATGCCAGCAAGTACCCGGAAACGGCACTTGAGAACCTTCTGAACAGCGGGTCCAAGAAGTCGATCCAGACCATCGCGCAACTGCTGGACGAGGGTGGGCGCAAGGCAATGCCCGACGCTGTGCGCCAGTATATGTCTCGCGGCGGTGCTTCGTCCCTTGCAGACCGCTGGAACAAGGTGAAACCCATGCTGGAACATGGCAAACTCATGGGTGCCGACGACATTGCGAAACTTGACGCGGATGTAACCAAAGCCATCGAAGCACTGCGCAAGACCCCTGCCGGCAAAACGCGCCGCAAGGTGAATGACCTGGCGGTGCGGATCGCAAGTAAGATCGGCGGAACCTACGCTGCGAACGAGGAACTATGAACGTCTTGCTGCTTGACCCAGCGGGTGCCTTGACTGACTTCGGGATGCGGTGCATCTCTGAAGGTCATAGCGTCAAGATGTGGATCCGCCCGGTCCGGGGAGAGCATTCCAAGATCGCACGCGGGATCATCCCCCGAGTCCCGGACTGGGAGCCGCATATGCGCTGGGCTGACATCATCGTGCTGTCGGACAATGCGTATGAGATGCACCGGCTTGAGAAGTACCACGATCAGGACTTCCCGATCTTCGGCACCAATCTGCTGGGGTCACGCCTGGAGCTCGACCGGCAGTACGGTATGGACATCATGGAGCGGGCTGGTCTGAACGTCATGCCGTCGCAGGAGTTCCAGACCTACAACCAAGCGATTGAGTTCGTCAAAGCCAACCCGCGCCGGTTCGTCTCCAAGCCTTCGGGTGACGCAGACAAGGCTCTGTCCTACGTATCGTCATCTGCTGCCGACATGATCTTCATGCTCGAGAAGTGGAAGAAGCAAGGCAAGAACAAGTACAACTTCATCCTTCAGGAGTTCGTCGGCGGCATCGAGGTTGCTGTGGGCGGCTGGGTTGGGCCGGCGGGGTTCTCGAAGAGCGTACTCGAGAATTGGGAACACAAGAAGTTGATGCCAAGCAACTACGGGTGCAATACGGGCGAGCAGGGGACCGTTGTCAAGTACGTCAAAGAGTCCAAGCTTTTCGAGGACACCTTGAAGAAGTTTGAAGACTACCTGGTATACATCGGACACCGGGGTTACGTCGACCTCGCCTTCATCATCGACAAGAAGGGACAGCCTCGCCCCTTGGAGTGGACCTGTCGGCCAGGCTGGCCACTCTTCAACATCCAGCAGAGCCTGCATAAGGGTTCGACCGTGCAGTGGATGAAGGACTTGTTGGACGGCAAGGACACGCTCAAGGTCAAAGACAAGACCGCCACGGGTGTCGTGATCCCGATTGGCGACTACCCCAAGTCGCGCACCACGGGTCGGGACCATTCGGGCTTCCCGATCTACGGGCTTGAGGGTGACGACAACCTGCATCTGTGTGAAGTGATGCTGGGCAAAGCACCTCACATAGTCGACGGTGAGGTGAAAGAGATTGAGTGCCTGGTGACTGCCGGGGACTACGTGGCGGTTGCAGTGGGCCTCGGTTCTACGGTAGCCGACTCAGCCCATGAAGCGTACCAACTGGTCAAGACCGTGGACATTCCCGAATCGATCAACGTGCGCGATGATGTAGGTGAGCGTTGCAAGAGTCAGATCCCAGAGCTGCAAAAGTTCGGGTACATGACTGACTGGGTGTACGAGTAATGGGTCGCGCAGACTTTTGGCAAAGTGGCGATTGGAACACCGTATGCTTTGAGTGCGGGCGTAAGCGCAAGGCATCGACTCTCAAGCGCCACTGGCAGGGATACTTCGTATGCCCGGAGCACAACGAGGCGAGACACCCCCAGGACTTCGTGCGGGGTGTGCAAGACCCCCAGACGCCACCCTGGACTCAACCCATGCCGGCGGATCAGTTTGTAGCAGTCTGTTCCCCAAACCAGCAATCTGCGTACGCTGGGTACGCTGTTCCTGGATGTGTGGTGGCTGGGTTTATCAGTCCAGCCTTTGATCCTCAAGTAGGGGTTTGATATGGCAAGCACGACTTTTGTTGACGGAGTGACGAAGATCATTTCGTCCTGGCTGAACGATGTGAATGCCACGGTGTACAGCATTCTGGGCAACGGGACTGTATCTCCCCCCGATAAAGCCACTGCGCGGACGAACCTGGGCGTGCCCGCCCTGGACGGTACTGGAGCGACAGGAACCTGGCCTGTCAACGTCACCGGTTCGGCAGGGTCTAGTGCCTCCGCAACCACGGCAGTTTCCCTTGCTGGTGGAACGACTACGACTCCCACACTTGTCGCAGGAAACGCGGCAATCCTTGATCAGCAATACGGTAGGCTGGTGACTCTGACCTACTCCAGCGCGGGTATTTACGAACTCCAGCACAACGTCAACTACAACGGAACCACAAGCCAGTACACTTTGAAAAATGACGGGTGGGGGGCGGCCCTGGTCCTGAAAGACGGTTCGCTTTCGTTTAAGAGTTCAAACACTACCGGCTTGCCGTCAGCGCAGGGGGCGGTTGTCCCAATGGCTACGGTGTTTACGGCAACCGCGTACTCAGGAAGTGGGGTTGCGAGTGTGTATGTGGGAAACTCCGCTGTCACCGGGATTACGCTGTATCAAGATGGGTCGCAGACCAACTACAACTTCGGGGCCGCATCCGGGTTTAACTTCATAACCTTCGGACGATCCTTTGTCCCGGTTGGATCGATTACCCAGTCCGGGACAACTGGGGTTGCATACAACACGACTTCAGACTATCGACTCAAGGCTACGCCGGGTGCGCTAACCGGTTCTGGTGCATTCATTGATGCACTGCGTCCGGTGACTTGGACTTGGATCCCCGACGGAACTCGAGGGGTTGGGTTTATCGCGCATGAGGTTCAGGCTGTCAGCCCTGGCTCGGTCCACGGGGAGAAGGATGCCGTGGACAGCGAAGGCAAACCGATTTACCAATCCATGGAATATGGATCGGCTGAGTTCATCGCTAACATCATTGCTGAGGTTCAAAACCTACGACGCCGTGTTGCGGCCCTTGAGGCTCGACCGTGAGGGAAGGTCCGTATACCCCCGGTGACTGGAATGCGGTGTGCTTCCGGTGTGGGAGAAAACGGAAAGCTTCAGAACTGAAAAAACACTGGCAGGGCTACTATGTTTGCCCAATGCACTGGGAACCTCGGGAAGCCCAGGATTTTGTAAAAGCCGTTCCCGATAACCAGACACCCCCGTTTGCCCAGCCCAAACCTGTGGATTTGTTCATCGGGATCACAAATCCTCTCGAGACTGAAACAAGCGATTCGTTTTACGGCAACTTCGACTACATTTTGACTGAAGGTGGGGAAACCATCTTCACGGAGAACTGAATGAAGATTTCCCAGCTTCCTGTCGCAGGCACCCTGACCGGTACGGAGCTTGTTCCTGTCGTACAAGGTAGCAATACGGTTCAGACCACAGCGAGTCAGGTGGGGGCTTTATCGCCTTACGGGAATGACAAGATTCTGAATCTTCCCACAGGCACCCAGCCGACCGGAGCGGAGTACCTTCCGGCCAGCCAAAGCGGCAACCCGGTGCGCCTGAGCATCAACCAGATGCTCTCCGGGGTCGCGACGTTCAACACCAAGATCAACGTCTCCAAGGCGTTCGGTCTGAACCCCAACCCGACGACGGACCAGACCGCAGCGATTGTTGCGGCGATTGCGGCTGTCACGGCTCTTGGCACGGGCTATGAGGCATTCTTCCCCGGCGGGGTCTACTGCTACACGGGACCCCTCCTTTTTACCTGTGGCATCTCGGGCGAGGGGGTTGCGTCGGAGCTTCGTTGCATCTCTGCGGACGGGTCGAATTCGCTGATCCACTTTGCGTCGGTGAGCAACTTCCGTATTGCGGATTTGAAGTTCAACGCGATCAACTGCACCGGGTTCCTGCCGACGGAAGATGACGGACTGGTCAAGCTGACCTCCTGCGACAACTACGAAGTGACGCGGTGCTACTTCACGAACGCAGGCTCGGGGGCGCTCCTCCAACGCTCCTGCACGAACGGGCGGGTAACGTGGAACACTCTGGTGAACATCTACCACGACGGGATTCACCACACCAAAGCCTGCGCCAACATCCTCACTTCGCAAAACCAGATCATCAACGGCGGCGACGATGCTATTGCAATCGTCGGCTACAAAGGCGACCGGGCTTATCCCCAGCAGATCATCGTCACGCAGAACCGTATCTACGGAACGAAATACGCGAGGGGAATTGCCGTTGTTGGTGCTTCTTCCATCATCATTTCGGACAACTACATCCAGAAAACGTATGGTGCGGGGGTCATCGTTACCAGCGAGCACATCACTAACCCGATTACCGGCGCGCTGATTTACGAGAACTACGGCTCAAGTAATATCGATGTGCATGACAACATCATCGACGGCTGTGGTAACACCCTCCGCCCCGGTCTGCACAATGTCGTAGGTGCCTACGGGGCTGTTCACGTTGTCGGTGCTTCGGGCGGTTTCAACAACATCAAGATTCACCACAACACGATCCTGAACAGTGCCGCGAGCGCGTTCTATGTCGGCGGCGCGGGCTACGCGCTTATCAACTCTGAGTTCTGCGACAACACGGTCAACGACACGACGGACCTGTATAACAAGAACGGGGTCACGCTGACGACGAGCGCCACCGCAGCTTCGGGGACTACCCTGACGTTCGCCTCGACCTATTGGATCGGGATCGGCATGACGGTGAGCGCGACGAATGTGCCCGCCGGAACTACGGTTGTTGCCGTGAACATGACGACCGTCACGCTGTCGAACGCGATCACTGGCAGCATTGCCTCGGGCAGTTCGATCATCTTCTACGACAGTGGTTGGGCACCGCAGGAGCTTTACACTTCTGCCGCCACGGCGACCGGGGCGGTGCTGACGTTCCCCAGTACGGCGGGTCTGACGATTGGCATGGGGGCAAACGGCTCAGGTCTTCCGGCCGCATCGCTCCCTTCGACGGCGACCTGCTTTGTTGTGGGCCTGACGCTCACCACCGTCACCCTGTCCTTCCCTGTGTCGAGCGCAGTCGCCTCGGGTACGCTGATCACATTCACCCCGCCCGGAACCCAAAGCTGGGCTATGACGATCAACGCCCCATCTGCGCTGGGGACCAACGTCCTGTACGTTGCGGACACGACGAACGTCTTCATTGGAATGCGGATGTTCCACGGCTTCCTGTTTGAAGGCGCGACGGTAACGGCTACGACTCCCACCTCGATCACGGTAGCGGGTTCTCTGGCGAATAACCTGACGGCAGGCGCGGCGGTGTACGCCAACGGAGTGCCTTACGCTTACTACCCCGGCATTCAGGTCTATCAGGCGAACACGCTCAGGGTGAGTCGGAACACCGTGATCAATGCTGGTGACGACGGCATCTACATCACAAACTCTGTTTCTGGCAACGTCGAATGCTGCGACAATATCGGAGTGAACATCAATCAGGCGTGCCGCCCTGCGCGTTCGTTCATCGAGGTGCAGTCAGGCCTTGCGACGGGTGTGCGCCTTGTGCTGGACAACAACTACATGCGGCTTCCCGACAAATACCCACAGCCGATTGGTAATCTGATTCTCAATCCGAATTGGGGTTCTACGTCTTGGGGTACGCGCAATCGCTGTCAGAACGATGTGGTGGGTATCTCTGGTGGGATTGTCTCAGCCACGATCACCCCGACAGGTTCTCCGTTCATCATCGCGCACACGGGGCCGACCTTCACCCCTTCCGTGCTCGCTTCTGCGTTCAGCGGGGCAGACTACAGCATCACGGGCGGAACGGTGTCGGATATCAGTATCAGCCACGACGGCGTGAATTACTATTCCACAAGGGTTACTTCTGGACTGTTCCACCTGTCCTTCCCTGATTTCATGCGAATCACCTACACGGTCGCACCGACCATCGTCAAAGTCCCGCGACTTTCCCAATAACCAGGTCTTGAGTTTTAGGGATACTCTAAATCCCTTTCATAGGAGAACATCATGTCTATCTGGTGGATCGAGTTCTTTGCTGGGATTTGTGCGGTAGTGGTCATGGGGTTGCTTTCAAGCCCTAAGACCTGGATGAGGAAAGTAGTGATCGCACTGGATGTGTTCTTTGCAGCGATTTTGCTGAACAAAGAAAAGATCACTATCTCCAGTTGGGCAGGGATTGAAGCCCCCAAAGGAAACCGGGTTGCGCGGGTATTGGTAAAGTTCTTGGAATGGGTCGATCCGGGGCACTGTCAGCGCGCCGTCGCCTTCGACATTCAGAGGGCGCAACTGGTCATCCTGTATCTTTCGGAAGGTGTGAAGTAACTTCCGCCTTCAAACAACTAACTTGGTCCACCTGATATGTACACACTCACGCGAAACAAGTTCACAGCGGATGGCATCTTTGGGGAGCTCGAAGAGGATGGGGAACTTGTGGCCTACACCCTCGAGCACGCCTTCGAAGACGGCACCACCTGGAACCCGATCCTGCCGGCGGGCAAGTACACGCTTCAGTACGGTCCCCACCAACTCGAGCACGGTCCCCCGTTTATGACCTACGAGTTCCCGAAAGTGACCTCCTGGGACGGCAACAAGCACACCCAGATCCTGTTCCACGCCGGCAACTTCAACTCTGACTCCAAGGGGTGTGTACTTCTTGGCACCCAAATCGGTACACTTTACGGGCGTCCCGCACTCATCAGCAGCACCGTAGCGTTTGAGAAGTTCATCACCCGCTGCGCCCACGCAACGACCATTGAAGTGGAAGTGGTGAACCCATGAACCAGCAAGCCCGCAACGCACTCAAGTACCTGCGCGAACGCGCCAAGGAAGTGTCGACCTGGCAGGGGATCGTGATGATCGTGTCTGCTGCCGGCTGGCACCTCGCCCCGGACTATCGCGAACTGGTGCTCATGATTGGCCCAGGGGTCGCCGGGTTCCTGTCCGTCATCATGCCGGAAGGTGACAAGTGATCACTCCGTACCTTTACGCAGGGCTTGCAGCTCTGTGGATCGCCAGTATCGTTGCCACCGGGTTCTGGCAGCGTCACGATGGCGCGGCGTCGTGTGAATCCAAGTGGCAGGAAGTCCAAGCCAAAGAAGCAACTGAAGCCGCTACCAGGATCCAGCAACTTGAAGAAGCCAACAGGACGAAAGAAAATGATCATCGAACCGAACTCAGCCGAATCGTGGAAGATTATGAAAAGCGACTTGGTCGTGCTCATCGTGCTCCCGTTCCTGACATTCGCAGCGGGATTGAGCGGGTGTGCGACCAATCCAGTGCCGTGTCGACCGGTAGTGGTGGAACCGGTCAAACTTCCACCCCCGCCCCAGGAAGTGATGCAACCCCGCAGTCCGACGTTCTCGGAAAGGTTGCTGAAGATCTTTCCGCCCTCGCACTAGAAGCGGACCAGGTTGTGCTTCAGTTGCAAGCGTGCCAGGCCATCGTGCTTCAGGATCGCAAGTGACCCAGGATCACACTGAACTCGGCAAAGTCTTGTGGAACCTGATCATGCACACGGTCTTGCAGGCCGAAAAGCATGGGGTCAAGGCACTTGTGAACGACATGAGTGCCATCCGCCAGATCATTGCCGAGATCTGCGAACCCCCTGACAGTTGGGTGCTGGCCCCGGCTGAACCCTCGGCATCGATGATCCTCGAGTTCAACCGTATCGTGGGACCAAGTGAGTGGCTTGCCGAGAAGGTGTGGATCGGGATGGTCAACAAGCGTCCTGAGTACGTGCCGGTGGGGTTGTATTCTGGACGCGAACGTCGTCGTATTTGAACCCGTTGGCGATGCAGTAACACTCGATGTAGGACTGGGTGACGCTGATGCCCAGCTCCTGCGCACGCTTGGTGACGATCTCCAGGTTGGGGAAGACCCGCTTGTTCTTTCGGTACATGATGATCCTCAGGTAAGTATGTCCCAGGGTGAGCTCTCCTTGCCGCGTCGATTCCTGGATCGACGCTTGGCAAGTGCCTGAATCTTGACGTAGTAGTTCCTGCTGCGCTGCTTCATCGTCAAAGGTCTGGGTCGAATTGCATTGATGCCAGGTGTTGCAGTGTAGAGTGGCGTGAGATCCCCAGAGTCGTACAGGTTCCTCTTCCAGGCACCAATCCTCACGTACTTAGTGTCCCGTAGACGCCGCAGCGCCGTGTGGACCGCAGCGCGACCGTAGCCGGTGATCTCGCGCAACTCCAAGGCACCTAAAGGCACCTCGGAGTCATTGAGGGCTTGCAATACTGCTTTCTGACTCGGACTCATCATTCCTCTTGGATATCGTCTTGGGGAACTTCAATGGTGAACCAGCGGAAGAGGCAAGACAGGCACTCACGCCGCCTGCGGATCCACCCATTCTTGACCGTTCGCGTCTCGATGGTTTTGGACCCGAACCCACAACTCAGGCATTTCATTTCTCACCCCTCGCCCGGATCGCATCCGCCACCCGCGTTCCGTAGATGCGCAGGCCCGTCGGGATGTGCGTGTCGCAGATGGTTTGCTCGGCCAACTTCGCGCACGCCTCGCGCTCGCGTGCGATGTGCGCCTCGAGCTGCTCGCGGGTGAGGGTCCAGACCTGCCGCATGGTGTCCCAGGTGCCATAGGTCATTCGTCACCTCGTTCCACAATGGATTTCCGAATAGCTTGCAGCGCGTCCCAGGTCATTTGAGCCGCAAGCTCCAGCTTTTTGCTGGTCGGCTTGACCGGGAAACAGTAGGCGTCGATGATGTTGACGCACGCCTCGCGCTCCTCTTTTGCGCCAAGTGAGCGACCAAAGTTGATGGTCTCCTTGTGCGCGGCAAGATGCGCACTCTGACGCCAACCCTCCGCGACCATGCGCTCGCGCTCTGCTGCTGCGACGAACTCCGCAAACCGGATCAAACCCGCAGTGTCGAAAGCAAAATGGTCTCTACCGCTACCGCGCCGATTGCACCCAGCATCCATCGCCATTGAGATGATGTCGTCGCGGGTCATTTCTCACCTCTCGGATCGATGCGCGGAACCCGCGCGCCTTCGGGCCAGTAGTCGGTCCAACGCATCCTGTGCCTATATTCGTCGGGCAGGGGCCGCAGAGCGCGCTTATTGACGGCTTCGGCTGAATTAAAGTCGCATACGCATAGCGACCAACGCTCTCCGTCCCACCAGGACCACAAAACAGGGTCCAAGACCATCGACGCATTCCACCACCCCACGTGCGGCGGAGGTCCCGAGTGCCAGATGCGATCACTCATCGCGCACCTCCGTAAACGACAAAAGCGCCTTCCGATGAATCTCGGCGGCTTCGTGTGTCGCGTGGACAAGCCCGGAACTCAGCCTTCGTTGATCGTGGTGGCAACCGTTCCATACCGACCAAAAGCTACCCTCGGTGCTGGTCACATAATAGGCATCCCCAACCGGCGGCGCGACCCGCAGCGGCTCGGGCACCTCGTGCCCGTTGATGTTGATGGTCTTGGCCTTGCGGCGATATCGCGTTTCAGGCATCCACAACAACGGGCCTATGCAGGCAGTCCACACAAGGCAACCTCCGTCGCACTCCCACCGTTCCCAAGGTTTGTCCGTCTCAGCAGCATCCTGCGCGTACTGCGCCATCAGCGCGGCATGTTCGTGTCCGGTCATTTCTCTCCCCTTCCGCAAGAACAATTGCGACCTTCGTTGCAGTTGTGGTCGCAGTCCCCGCGCATCCCGAACTCGATGCAGCGACCGATCATCAAAGCCAGTGCCACGCAGGCAAACAGAAGCAGCAGTCCCAGGATGCCGCCAGTCATTGCATCACTCATCATCGTCTCCCAGAATCTCATCGGTGAGCTCTTGGATCACCTCGTCCTTGAGCAGGTCGATGATGTCCATGCCGTCCAGCAGCACATGGTGGATCGTCACCTGGGCCGGGATGCCGGGTTCGTCCCAGGTTTGCGCAACCTCGGGGTCGTACTCGAACAGCACATCCAACCCCTTGTTCAACCAGCCGTTTGGAAACACCAGCAGCTCGATGCTGCTGAAGTGCCGGCGCAAATTGTGATGGATGCAGTACTCACTGATGCTCACAGCAAACCCCCCTGAATCACGTAGTTACGTTCCCGCTCATCGCGCAGCGTCACGTACCGCTGGTGCAAGCGGACTTGCATTGACTTACGGGCCTTGGTCATCGTCTCAAAGTTGAGCAGCGAAGTGACCGTCGGCTCATCGAGTTGCCCAATCACCTGGTTCAATGTCTTCCAGTTCTTGAGCACCGCCATCATCTCATCCGTCGACATTATGTCTCCCATTTGTTTAACAACAAAGTCAATCCTACCCGACCCACAATCTTTGTCAAGCTCCCCGTGATGCCCGATACTCTTTGATGGCATTTCGCAACGCCGCCTGCGTTTGAGCCTTCGAGTCGAGCGCCAATGCTTGTGCCTGGTCCAGGGTGTTGGCGCACAGGATGCGGTGACAGATCACCGGCACCCCTTGCCCCTGGCGGCGAATCCGCGCATTGAACTGGTCATGCAGGTCCAGGCTCCAGGTCAGACCGTACCAGACCAACGTGTGCCCCTTGGATTGCAACCCGTCAACCCCATGGCCCATCGAGGCCGGATGACCGATCATCAACGGACAGTCTCCCGACTTCCATCGTGCCATGGCATCGTTGAGTGCCTTTTCGCTTTTGCACTCGGTCAGGTTGATGGGGCGCAGTGCAGCGAACTTCTGCATGATGCGCTCGGCATCGGACCGATAGGCGTAGCTCAACAGGATCGGTTGACCCTGGCACTCTTCAATGATGTCCTCAAGAGCCTCAAGCTTGAGATCGTGGATCGCCTCCCACAAGGGCATCCCTGCAACGGGATACATGGCACCGTTGCTGAACTGGAGAAGCTTGTTCGTCAACGCGGCTTGATTGAACACCTCAATGTCGGTACCGGTGTCCAAGCGTAAGAAAAACTCCCGCTCCATCGTGTCGTACATGGACCGCAGGTTGTCGGTCAACTCGCACTCGACATTGTTGATGATCATGTCGGGAAGCTTGTTGTAGTCCTCCGCGCTCATCTCGAGCGTCATGTCCCCGATCAACCCCTTGATGATGGATTCGGTGTCGTCGTACGCCACCTCGCGGTACGGACCGGCCTTCTTGTAGAACCGGGTCTTGAACGCGGTCTTGCTGGTGCCCAGACGCTTGCCTTCATCCAGGACAAGGAATTGCCCGTGAAGGTCCTGGTAGCCGTTTGATGCCGGCGTGCCAGTCAGCCCGGTGCGCCAGATGAAGTGGGGCAGGATCTTCTTGACCGACTTCACCCGCTCAGTGGCTGAGTTTTTCATCTTGGAGAGCTCATCCCAGACCAACCCGTTTGCTGGCAACGGTAGCGACTTGCTGATCCAATAAGTGTGCAGGCTCTCGGCAAGCCAGCCCAATACATCGTAGTTGACCAGATACACATCGGCAGGTCGCAGCAACGCTCGAGCACGCTGGTCCTTGGTACCGGTCACCAGGCTGAACCGCAGATGCTTGGTGTGCTCCCACTTCAAAGCCTCTTGCCGCCAGACCAGCCTGCACACGCGGATCGGTGCCACGATGATCACCGCGCTTAGATGACCACAGCCGATCAGGTACGCGATGCTGGTCAACGTCACCACCGTCTTGCCCAGACCCATGTCCAGCCAGAGGGCCGAGTGGGGGTGTGTACATTGGAACTCGACCGCGCGCTGCTGGTAATCGTGCAGATCAGTCGCGGTTCTCATCAGATGTTGTCCCAGGCTTCGATGAACGCTTGCGCGACTTGCGGGACAATCGCGTTTCCGTAGGCGCGCAGGCGTCCCACGCGGGCGGGAGTCCCATGAGCCAACGGGAATGTGCCGGGTTCAACCGGCCTCCAGAATCCATCCCGGCAGTGGAGCCAGTCAGCAGCTCGCCAGTGGCCGTTAGTCGGGTTTGGCCGACCAGATTCGCCTGCCTCGGCAGTTGATCCAGGCGACTTCTTCCATCCGGGCGTTCCGTTGCCATCCCCGGAGTGTCCTTCCAATCTCTTGTCGATGGTGTGACCCACCCAGTAAAGTCGCTGTCGGATGTGTGGCGCACCGACGCCCGCAGCGCAAAGATCAGCCGCCCCGACGGTGTAGCCCGATGCTTCCAGGTCAGCTCGTACAAGGTCGATCCACGCAAGGCCAAATTTGCTCGCAACTTGTTCTCCAAAGACGACTGGAGGCTGGCACTGCTCGATAAGCCAGTGGAACGCGGGCCACAGGTGCCGCTCGTCAGTAAACCCAGCACCTTTGCCTGCCGCGCTGAAAGGCTGGCATGGGTAGGAACCTGTCCATACCGGACGATCATCGGGCCATCCTGCGAGGCGCAGGGCGTAGCTCCATACTCCGACGCCGGCAAAGAAGTGGCATTGGGTGTAACCAGCCAACTCGGAAGGTCTGATATCTTCAATGGATCGTTCATCGACTACCCCTGGTGCAATGTGACCCGCCGCAATCAGGTTGCGCAGCGTCTGCGCAGCGAACGGGTCAATCTCGTTGTAATAAGCGGTCATTGTTGCTCCCCGGCATACCGGTCAACAACCTCATAACCGTCCAGCACGTTGTCCACCACATGGACCTCACAGCCGTGTGCAATCAATCGGGTGTGCTCGCGCTCCTGTGCCGGCGTGACTCGACCACCCTCGCGTTTGAACTCGATGAAGAACACCCGACCCAGTGGTGCGACGAACATCCGATCAGGCACACCCATCCTCGCAGGACTGGTGAACTTGTACGCCAGGATATTCTTGGACCGTGCGTACTGACACACCTTGTCTTCGATCTGCTTCTCAAGCATGGCGCTTCACCACCAACTCGCGCCACTGACGCAGAAGTGCAATGCGATCCTCTTCGACCATCGTGCAGTGCTCCCGCAGATCCCCGAGTTCGCGTTCCAATTGCGCCATGCGTTTGCTCGCCTCGATGGCAAACTTCACCAGGCTATCGCGCTCCCACGTATCGAACGTCACATGAGACTCAGACATAGTTTCTCCACTTCCTTGATGTAGTACTCATAGTCAATCGGCAGAGCTGCATCGCGGATGTCGTTGCAGCAGCAGACCGTCCAGCCACTCTCCACCCCAACCCTGCGCACCTTCGTCGGGGTCTTTGCCAGGGGTGGCATCACCTTAACCAACTGCACACCCCCCTTGCTCACGTAGTACCGCTGAGTGTTTTCGAGCGTATGGTCCTGCCCGTCGACCACGCCGACCAAACGGTGACCCCGAGTCACCTTCACGCGGCCCATGAAGTCCATGCGATCCGGCCAATTCATAATCGTGTCGCGGATCGGCAGACCTTGAACGATGACCTTCTCAGCGACCTTGGGGACCACCAGTGCCGAATGGTTCTGGTTCCAATCAAGATCGTACTCATACGCTCCGATGCGTTTGACCTTGCCATCAATGTCGACTGCCAAGTAACTGTTCACATCGCGGATCGCCATCTTCTGGTACATGACCCGCTCAAGGTGCAGACGGGTCAGTGCTTCCCACTCGGTCAGCACCGGATCAATGTCCAGATGAGCGCGTTTCCAGATCGACACACCGTCGGTGTTGCACTGAATGATCTGGACCCCGTCAATCGAAGCCAGGCGCTCCACCAGCATCGCGATCATCATCTGCCCACCAATGGTGATCTTCATGGTGAACAGAGGATCGTAGAAGATGCTGAACTGGTCACCCGATGCCCCGTAGACACCGTTGAGTGCAAGCTTCAGCATCGCGTTCTGCGCGGTGCCCTTCTTGTACGACACACGCTGCTCACGCAGACGCCGGTACACATGAACGAACGTCGGACCCAAGTGCTCGGGGTAGTAGCCCTGCTCGATGGCAATCGACGGGTACAGGGATGTGACATCAATGTCGACGATGTGGTGCTGATCGTCGGACTCGAAATAGCGGTTCTCGACCGATGCGTGGATGCCCCCGGTGCCGAACACAAAATGAAGCCCGCCAACGGTGGCAGTCAGATCGTTGAACACACCCTTCGTCTCACTGATGACCTGGGTCGACAACCAGTCGCGCACCCGACGGAACTCGGGATGTTGGAACTCAACGAACGAAGGGATACAGTCGGCCAGGCGGATCGCCTGACGCCGGGTCTGGCGCGGCCTGCGACCCTCGCGACTGTACTCATAGCACTGCACGCCGGCACGCTCGAGCTCCTGCTGGAAGATGTCCTTACCGATCTTCACATCGCTCGCGTTCATGAAGTCCCGGTCATGCTCACGGGTCAACTGCTCGCGGAACGCGATCTTCTCGAGGCTTTTGACATAGAACGCTTGAGTGGCAAGCACATCGTGTGCGTTGTACTCCTTGAGCACTCGCATCTGGTCCTGGGTCAATACCGTGCCGGGTGGAAACGGCAAGTCGGACACGTTGTCCAAGCGCATATTGAACTCAAGCACCTTGAGTCCGGTGGCACGCGCCTTGTTGTCGAAATGGTGGATCTTGTACAGATCGATCTGCTCGACGTAGCGGTCGGACGGGTAGACCAGATGACCGAACCGCGTCTCGTCCTGGAAGATCGCCTGCGCCTTGTCATAGCACTCTTTGGCTGTGACCTTGGCGCGCTGGGTGAACAGGTGCAGGATCGGGTAGTCGAACCCCAGGTTATTAAACCCAACCATGCGGCACTGGCTTTCCTTCATCCACATCAGCCAGTTGCGGATCTCCTCGCAATCATCGCGCCAGTCGCTGACTTCGAACGCCCAGGTGATGGGCGCGTCTGCGACACACGCAGAGATGATGAAGACGTTGGGATACGTCTCCAAGTCATAGATGATATCCACGCTTTCCCCTGAGAAAAAAGGCTGGGGCGTCCGTATGTGGATCGATTAAGTCCGTGCCACCCGCAACGGACCCCCATGAACGTGCTACAGGGGAGACTACTGGTTCGCGCCGAAAAAGCTCGGCAGGCCGGGGATGCCGGGAGCCTGCGGAGTATGGGTGGCCGGTCCTTGGACAGCACCGAACATCCCCGACGCATCCGGGACCGACTCACCGAACGGCTCATCGTCACCGGCAAACTGGACCGCGATCAGCTCGCACCGGATGGCGCGACCATGCGTGTTGTCCTGCGCCCAAGGCTGTACCGCAGCGTTGACGCGACAACCCCCGTAGAGACGGCGCGCAGCGGCTTGCACGGCCATCGAATTGGCGGGATCAATCACTTTCCCATCGGCACCAATGATCTGGGGCATCCGGGTGGAGATCGCAGTGATGTACATATGACCATTGTAGCCCGCATAGGGTTGGAAAGTCTTCTTGTCGACCTTCTCGTTGCCGCTACCAAAGCAGCGGTTCTTGCGGTCACCCTGGACCATCTGGAGCACCGCGTTGGCGTGCTCTTTCCACTTGTCGGTGGCGACCTTCTGCACGGCCAGCATGAACTGCTGGAGCGACTGGTGGTCGGGAGGAACGATGAGGTCGGCACTCCAGGTGACGCGCTTGTCACCCTTCGCATTGATCTGCGTCTGCGGCTCGATCAGGTGGGGGAACGAGAGACGGGCGTTCGAGATGTAGAGAATTTCAGCAGCCATTTCAAAACTCCTTATTGCAACCAAGAGGGAACATCAGAGGGGACATCAACAGGGGTGTCGACCGGTGCGAACATCGGAGACACATTGAATACTACAGGCTCGCGCGGGTCCGAGGCAGGGGCGACTGTGAGTTTTCCGTCACTCTTGGCAACGTACTCACCTTGCAGGGTTTTGAGTTGACGCTCGGACAACCGACGCGCCTCCTCGACACCACCGACCTTCTTCGTCCAGGTGACCTTCTCAGCCTTCGCGGGACTGATCAATTTGGTTTCCCAGATGGCGCTCTTGGGCAAGCCCATGTGTTGAAGCTTGATCGCCATCTGATCCTCGGGCAGCGCCCAGGACCGCGATCCGCGCCCGCGCACGACCTTCAGTCCTTCGATGGTCTTGCCGTCCTTCATGCGGCGCAGTGCTTCCTGTTCGACCGCCTCGAGCATCGAGCGCAGCAGTGGTGCCGACTCGACGATCTCACGGATCTTGTCGTCGGAGAGCTCGGTCGGTTCCGTGTTCGCGGCCTGCTTGGCGACTTGCAGGTCATCGAACGCGATACCTGCACGCTCGAGTTGATCGTTCGCCAGAGCTGCGCAGGCACCCTTGTGCTTGCAGTACTTGCACTGGAGCTCACCCGGGATGAGCGGGGCGTTGGGATCGTCGGTCGCAGATGCCTCTTTGCGAAGCTTCGCACCCAGGCGCACTACGTCCATCAGCGGCATGGTCCAGGTGGTGATCGGGTTGCCACCGAACATCGCAAGCTTGGGTTGGATGATGGTCATGCGGACCTCATCGCGACCCCCATAACTGCCACCCAGGCTCGACAGAACGCCAAGCGCGTACTGCTCAAGCTGCTCGCGCCCGGAGTCCGTCACCGGGGCGATGCCGTCCTTGTAGTCGATGATCTCGATGTACGTCTTCGCCCAGATCGTAACGTCCGCAGTCCCACGCATGTCGGCACGGCCCACCAGGTACTGGGGGTCCACCCGCGTCTCCGCCAACACGGCATCGCCGGGATTGGCAGTGATGTAGTCGAGCGCCACCTGGACCCGCTTGGCACGCTCGGCGTCGACCACGAACGTGCCTTCGCGGTCCTCGAGCGTTTGACCCACGTACTCACCGGCCATCTTCAGGTCGGTGATGCAGTGCTCCAACAGCGTGTGGCTGTGGGTGCCGTCGATGGCAGCGGGACTGGTGCTGGCGTCCGACGGGTAGCGCGCCTCCTCGCGCACCGACCCCGGACACCGGGACCAGCGGTGCCGCGCCGACGGCGACAGGCTGGAGTGGGTGCTCATTTCAGAGCCTCCACACCCTTGTGCAGTGCGGCGTAGTGCTCCGGGCGCACATCGTTGATGTTCTGGTAGCCCAGCGAGGCCAGCACACCCTGAATCTGCGCACCCTTGATCGGCCCCATGGCTTTGTAGGACTCCATGACGTACGATAGCAACCCCTTGCCGTCGCTGAAGGGGGCAGACTCAGAAGGGGATGCCGCAGCACTCGAGACAGCCGCAGGCGGGGTAACCGGGGCAGCAGGGACGGGGGCAGGGGCAACGGGGCTGGGCGCAACGAAAGGGGCGGGGGCCGGCACCACCGGGGTGGCAAGAACCGGGGCGGCAACGGGGACAGCAACGGGAGCGGCAACGGGTGCCGGTGCGGGGTTGTACTGCGGTGCTTTGGCGATCTGGGCTACAAGGGCTTCGAGGGCGTCGGCAATTCGGGAAAACTCATGTTCCATGCTCATTTCTGACTACTCCTTGCGTTGGATTTTAGGAAAGACTCCACCAATGAACGCAGGACATCGGAGGGTCGGCCAAACCGCTGTGCCACCTGGACGAACTTCTTGTGGGTGTCCGGGTGAACACGGGTGGAAAGGTGCTTCGTGAGGTTGTGGTCTTTCATCGTGTGTTCCAAATGTTTGACAAATCCTAGTCGCGCTTTGTAGACTTGTCAACATGAATATCACACCTCTGAACGCATCCTATGATGCGTATATCCGACAGGGCTGGTCCCTGGTCCCGATCCCCCCCGGCACCAAGGGGCCGCGTCACACCGGCTGGCAGCACAAGGGTGCCATGCTGAAGTCGGGCGCAGACCTGCCGGATGGCTATGGTGTGGGCCTGGCGCACGCTTACTCGGGCACGATGGCGCTCGACATCGACAACTGGGACATCGCGACCCAGATGCTGGCCGAGGTGGGGGTGGATCTTGCAGCGTTGTATCAGGCCCACGATGCAGTGACCATCGAGTCGGGTCGCGCGGGACGCGGCAAGCTGCTGTACGCCATGCCGTTTGGCATGGTGCTGCCCACGCGTAAGGTCAGTAAGACCGTCGACAATCAGGTCTATCTCGCCTATGAGATGCGCTGCGGGACCAAGGCGAACACCACTGCCCAGGATGTGATCCCCCCGACGATCCACCCGCTGACGGGTCAGCCGTACCGGTGGGGTGGGCGTGGGGACTGGTCGCGCCTGCCGACGATCCCCATCGAGCTGCTGGACCACTGGCACGAGTTCGTCAAAGCCGACTCGCGCAAGCTGATCAAGTCGGCCACTAATCAGTGGGTGTCCTGGGACGATATCCGCGAGGCGCTGCACCACATCGATCCGGGGTGCGACCGCGACACCTGGGTGTCGGTCGGTATGGCGCTGCACTCGGTCTACGTGCCCGTCGCAGGCGATCACCCGGGCTTGATCCTGTGGGATGAGTGGAGCCAGGGATCGGTGCTCAAGTACAAGGGGCTTGCCGACCTTGAGGCGTGCTGGAGATCGTTCAAGCCTGACAGTGGCATCACCATCGGGACGCTGTTCCATCACGCCAAGCAGGCCGGCTGGAGCCGCGCGGTTGCCAGTGCAGAGCACCTGTTCGCGCACGTTGAGCCAACGTCGCCCAAACTGACGGGCGCGTACATGGAGCCTCCCGCACCTGACGTACCCATGGACATTTTCCCACCATCTCTGGTGGATCGCGCCATGGAGATCAGCGAGACGCGCGGGTGCGACCCTTTGGTGCCGATCATCGCCGGCCTGGCGGCGGTCTGCGGCGCAGTTGACGCGCGTACTCGACTCGAGCTCATGCCGGAGTTCGAAGTGCCGCCGATTCTGTGGCTGATGACCATTGGCGACCCTGCGGATAAGAAGACCCCAGGCTCCGCACCCATGTTCGACCCGATCCATGCCATCGAGCAGGCCGATGTGAAGCGGTACAAGTCCGAGATGCTGGTGTGGGAGGGCATGGAGGCGAGATACGCATCCGCGAAGAAGGAATTCCTCACCCAGTCTGCGAACCCGCTCGAGGCGCTGCCCAATGCCACGATGCCCACCGTGCCGGAGCTCCCACCGCAACCCGTGCCACTGCGCATCATCGTGTCCGACATTACGTCCCAAAAGCTTGTGCGCCAGGCAGCGGATCGGCCTGCGGGCCTGCTGTGCTACCTGGATGAGATGGCAGGCTGGGTCGCGAAGGTGTGCGATGTACGCTCGGGAGATGATCGTAGCGCGTGGGTCCAAGGATATGAAGGCAAGCCGTACCGGATGGACCGTGTGACTGCGGGGCAGATCGACTGTGAGCATTTTGCCGTGTCGATCTATGGGAACATCCAGCCGCGCGTGTTCCGTGAGAATTTGCCCGCACTCTCGCGAGACGGACTGGTGCAGCGGTTCATCCCGGTGGTGCTGCGGGCCGAGTACACCCGACGCAATGAGCCGCGCGAGGGGTGGCTCTCGGGTAAGCCGCAATGGGAGTCGGTCATCCGTGCGATCCACGCACTGCCACAGCGCACCTATACGCTCGAGCCTGGCGCGTACGCCATGTATCGCGAGTTCCAGACCTGGTACGAAGAGCTCCGCCAGGACGAACGTACGATCCAGGGGTCGGACACGTATCTGACAGCTCTGGGTAAACTCGAGGGATTGACAGGTCGCCTCGCACTGGTGTTCCACATCCTCACCGACCCACACGCTCCGCGCGTGAGCGAGGCGACCATGCGCTGTGCGATCCGTGCCGCGCGTGAGTGGGTCATTCCCACCTACCGCTACGTCTACAATCTGCTGACGCTGGGGCATACCGTCGACCGGTGGATCATGGAGTACGTGGTGCAGCACTCGGGTGAAGTCGATACGCTCACCCTGGCGCAGATACGTGCCAGCGGTCGGCGTGTCTTCGATGGTAAGAGCCTGCCCCAGGTTGAAATGGAGATACGCACGGCCATGGATTGGCTAGCCTCGCAGAACTGGGTCACACTGGTCGAAGACAGTCGCAAGTCGACTGTGTGGGCGATCAACCCCAGGCTGGGGGATAGCTTCGCGGACTACCGGCGCTCGGTCATCAAGGCGCGCCAGCGTATCCGCGATGCGATCATTGATCGGCATCCCCAAACGCAAGCCACCCGCAGCGTGAAATTCAACGATCCCCGATGGTGGGATGTCGACTTCACTGGTGCGGGTGGCGAGCCGGCTAGCAAGCCAGGGCAGTCTTAGGCGCGCAGTCCGATGTTCACGAGCTCGCGCGTGTCACCGATGCCATCATCGCGCATCGCACTGTGGATCGTATAGTAAGCGCGGTCCGAGTATCGATCCATCAGGGTCAGGGCGATGTTGGCCTTCCACCGGGCCGCGAGGCGGATGGCACCCCGATAACTGGTGGCGGTCCTCTGGGTGTAGGGTCCGTAGGGATGATCGTAGCGATACGGACCAACGATCAGCCAGTCCGTGCCGCGTCCGTGGATGCTGACGCGCGTGGACGCGAGTTTGAGGGCAGCGGTTTTGCTCATCGGTTTCATGATTAATCCTCTTCATTCATCGGCGCGTTGATCGCGAGCGTTACCAGGGTGCGAGCGTTACTGACGTTGTCGACCCACCAGCACGCATCGGACATGATGTCCAGCGCCCTGTTGGTGAGCCGGTCCATCAGCGCCAAGGCGACACTGGCACGCCAGAGTGCAGCGACCTTGACCGCCTGGTGATAGTGCTGCACCACGTGCTCGCCCGATGGTCCGTGGGGCTTGGCGTAATCGTGCGGGCCGATGACGCACCACCTGTCACCCATGCGAACGATGTTCACATGGGACGTCGCCTGCTTGAGTGCCAGACTGCGGTTCATCGCATCACCCCCTTCCATCCCTGAAAGGGGGTGATGTCGGCGCGGGCTTCGCGCTCGACGCTACGCACCCAGCGGCGCAGGGCTTTGAGGGTCATGCGACCCTCCCGCACCTTCCAGGCATTCGACTGGCGCACCAGGCGCCCCGCACGGTGCGCCATCGCGGCGCAAGAGTTACCTTTTTGCATGGTCATTCTCCGATCACAAACGCAGGGGCCGACGGCAGATCGGCAATGTCACCACGCAGACCCATGATCCAGGCGCAGCACAGTCCGTCATTGTCGAGCTGCGCGAACCCGCATCCCGTTTTGCCACCGGGGCGGATCAACGTCATCGCCTTGGACCCCTTGATGATCGCGCCGGCCTTCTGGACGCGAGTCACCAGGGCAGGGTCATACATGGCATGACTGGTGAGATAGGCATCGCCCGCGTGCTTGGCGACTTTACGCCAGGACGGATAGATGCCGTCAATCTCGGACACCTGCAAACTGGTCTGGGTTTTGCCGTACGTGCGGACCGTAACCGTGCGGCGCTCGCCACCCTGATAGTCGCCCACGATGCCCGTCATGTCGATGTCAATCATCGTGGGACGCATTTTGGCGATCATGTCGCACGCCGACGCGTCCAGGATGAAACGCGCGACGGGCAGGGCATCGCCACTGACAAGCGCGACAGCCAGCGAAGCACCATGGCATCCCACGATGAAGGCACCATGCGGGCCGGTGTCGATGCACACACCTTTGAGATAGAACCACACATCTTTGGTCGCGACAAACTGATGCACGGCAGTGAAGTAATCACCATTGATGGTCAACATCATGTCAATCCCCTTAATGTTATGGGTCGATGCGAAAACCGCATCCCACAGGCCCACATCGCGCGGGCCTGTAGGCTGGATTCTCAGAACAGCGGCATCCCGGGCCACCCGGTCAACATCAAACCGAAGAGCATCCCGAAGCCAATGGCGATGATCCAATCCCATGCATTCATTGCCACTCTCCGTCAATCTTGACAATTAAGGTCTTGAGCTCGCCAGCATCGATGCCGGCATTCTCGAGGATGCGCGCTTGCGCGATCAGCGCGAGTACAACCTGTGCGCGCTCCAGGTCTGTCAGAAACACTGCGGTTTCGATGGTCATTTGACTTCCCATCCGTGGAATTGTTTGCCCGTCACGCGAGCGATAGCGTTTACCAATTCGCCCAGGCTTGAGGATTGGAACACGATGCCACCCCCATACGCTTTGTTGTGGTATTTGCGCCCACCGATGCTGTTTGCGAGTTTGCACGCGATGGCATACCGCTCGGACAATCCGATATTGGATTGCCATCCGTGCACGTCCAGGGTGAGAAAATGGACTACGTATCGGCTATTGCCGTTTACGTCATTCCTCACCTTTGTAAATTCAATCTTTTCCATATTGCACCCCTGTTTGATTGATCGGTCGGGCAATCTAGCCCCCATTGCGCCCCATGGGACGCAATAGGTGACAGACTGTCAGATGCTGAATCCGTTGGCTTTCAGGAAAGCCAATTCTTCCGGGGTGGCCATGCAAATCGCCATCATGTGTTTATCCAAGTACTTTTGCAGCTTGGTGCGGTTGGCATCAGTCGGTGCTGCACGGTAGGTATTGATAAGCTTTTCCATGGTCATTCCCTTTCGGGGTTGTTGCTGCAAGAGTCTCTATCCTACACCTATCAAACAACCCTTGTCTACCGTTCGTCGGCCAGAATCGACCGTCCGTCGGTCATTGGTCATAGATTTATGCCAGCATAGATCGGATTGATCGGATTAGCATGGGGTCATAGGGTGTGCTGTCAATCTACGTGTGGTGTCAAAGAATAAATGATCGTATTACGTGACAAAATACGGGATTTTGGGGGGGTACGATTTTTGAAATTTTGCGTAATTTTGAAAAAGTGACTTCCCCCGGGCCTCGACAGACACTTCTGTCATGGTATCGAACCACAGCAAAATTGAACATGGTGATTAAACCGATCTTGCCAATGATCCTTGTGCGCCCTGGACACACTGCACAAGGATCATTGTCGACCTGGGCACAACGACAATGGGTCATTGTCGTTGTGCCTAGCATCTGTCGGGCAGGCGCTCCACGGACCCCGCAGATGACCCCGTGGTGCATCGAGTCGATGGCAGACTGGCGCTGCGATCCGACCGACCACGCTGCGCCCCTGTGTGCCGTCGGCAGGCTCAGCGATGCGCGGGGGTGGCGATTCGACGGGGCGCGGGGGTGGCGAGCCGCGATCCGGGGGTGCGGGGGGCAAAATCGAGAGGCGAAGTGAATGTGTGAAGACACCCTCACATTTCGCGACCCATTTTCAAAAGGGTATCAAGGAAAATTTTATCCGCCGACAAACTTTGAAAAAGGCATCAAGGAAAATTTTATCCGCCACCCACCTCTGAAAAAGGAAACAAAGAAACTTTAATGCGATGACATGACAAAACCCGAACCAACCGGCTCGGTCGTATCCAACTCCGACATCCAACTCCCGACCCCCGACCCTGTTGACAATCTCCTCAACTGGATATAATCACGCATCATGGAAGACACCCCGGAAATTGGCGCAATCAGTGAGGTTCCTGATTGGATGCTCCAGGACAACAAGACCTCGAGTGCAGTCGCGCTGCGTGAACTCACGCACACGATGTACGAGGCTTCGTTCGAAGGCTTTCTGGAAAAGATCGCCAATGGAATGATCCTCAAAGATGTATTGATCGAGGACAACCGCAAGTTCCCGGAAGCCCGCTATCGCACCTGGATCATGAAAGACCCGGACCGCAAGCGGCGCTACTACGAAGCGCGGGCCATTGGGGCGGGGATCGTTGAAGATGAGATGCTGCGAATTGCCGACGCGGTGGAAAACCCCCTGGAAGATGTCCAGCGCAGCGCGCTTCGCATAAAAACGCGACAGTGGCTATTGCAAGTGTGGGACCGGGAGAGGTATGGTGAGAAGCGTCAGGTGGAAGTGACCAAAGGACCGGCCATGGATGAGAACCACCTGACACAACTTGCGCAGCGTCTGATCAAGCTGCAACGCAACCCAAACGGGGGGTATGATGCCCCCGACGTTATTGATGTGGAGTAGTTATGTCCCGCACCCAGCGCAGCAAACCGTCGTTCAAGCCCAAGAAGCAGACCAAGTCGCCGCAGAAGCGCGACCTGATGGGAGTGAACCCGTTCAACCAGCAGTTTGAACCGACCACGGACCGACCGATCCGGCAACGCGCCAAGATGGCGGGTGCCTGATGACGCAGACCGTCATGGCCGTTAAGGCGGCGGGTGAGACGAAGACCTATACGTTTGACTTCGTCTCACTCCTTGGCATCGGTGAGACGCTGTCATCGGGTAGCCCGCCGGTCCAGGCGGTCTGGCTTGGGGTGGGACCGGTGCTGAGTGCCGGCAGTCCCATCATCAACGGCACCAAGTACCAGGTCAACCTTTCGGGTGGCACGCAGGGGGACATGATCCAGGTCACAGCCACCGTTGTAACGTCAACTGGTCAGACGCTGAAGATGACCGGGATCGTAGCCATCGTGAACAACCCCATATGATCTTCGTAGAGAAGTCCGTGGAGCTCATCAACGACGAGATCTCCAGACTCGAGACGGCGGACGGGCCGAACTCGGAGTTGTATGCCAGGGGCGCTCTGGACGCGCTCTACTGGGTACTGTGCGGCACAACCGCCCCATCGTTTGGGGGTGAGAAGCACTTCCCCGTGGTCTTGCAGGCCGACGGTCGCGTGCAGTAATGGAGCGCGTACAGGTCACGGCTGAGTTGATCGAGGCGTTTGCGGGGATGTTTCTGTCCCCCATGTACGACAACCCGCGACCCATGCCCGAGTTCCACCGGACCTGCTGGGAGATGTACTGTAGCGATGCGGCCCGGTGTGCCATCGCAGCACCCCGTGGTCATGCCAAGAGTACCGCGCTTACCCACAGCTACGCCCTGGCCTGCGCGCTCTTTCGCAGTCAGGACTACATCATGATCGTCAGTAACACCGAGGAGCTCGCCAAGGGGCACCTGGGTGACATCTCGCGTGTGCTGCGTGAGTACGACGAGGTGCGTACCACGTTTGGCATCAAGGAGATCGAGACGGACAACAAGGCTGACATCGTGGTGCTGTTCCAGGACGGGCACCGCTGTCGTTTCGTTGCCAAGGGTAGCGGGCAGAAGATGCGCGGCACCAAGTGGGACGGCAAGCGCCCTGGCCTGATCGTATGTGACGACCTTGAGGACGACGACCAGACGGGGAACCGGGACAGGCGGGTGGCGTTCCGATCCTGGTTCAACCGGGAGTTGATCCCCACGCTGCGCCGGGGCGGGATCATACGGATGCACGGCACCATCCTGCACGAAGACGCCCTGCTGATGCGCCTGATGAAGAACGCATCGTGGAGGACCATGCTCTTCAAGGCCCACGCCGGGTTCGATGACTTTATGAACATCCTCTGGCCTGAGCAGTTCGACGAGAAGTCGCTGCGTGAGATCCGACAGGCGTTCATCGACGACGGGGACGCGGCGGGCTACGCCCAGGAGTACCTCAACGACCCCATCGACAACAGCGAGGCGTACCTGCTAAAGGACGACTTCCTGGAGATGAGCGAGGAGGACTACCAGACACCCAAGCAGATGGCCGTCGGTTGCGACTTCGCCGTGTCCAAGGCCGACCGGGCGAACCGGACATCGTTCACCGTGGGCGGTCGATGCGTGAAGAACCTCACCCACATCGTCGATCAGTTCACCGGGCGCTGGGACACCCTGGAGTGGATCGAGGTGCTCTTTGAGATCCAGAACGAGTACAACCCGGAGGTGTTCTTTGTCGAGGACGGGGTGATCTGGAAATCAATCGCACCAACCCTCTACAAAGAGATGCAGATCCGCAACCGCTGGTTGAACTGCCAGCCGATCAACCCGACCCGCGATAAGGCTGCACGCGGTCGACCTTTGCAGAAGCGGATGCGTGCGCGTAACCTGCGCTTCGATAAGCGCGCCTCATGGTATCCGGGGTACGAGAACGAGCTGCTGAAGTTCACAGGGTTCTCCGATGCAGTGCTCGATGACCAGTTCGACTCGACCGCACTGCTGGTCAAAGGGTTCGATATGCTGGCTGAGATGGAGGTCGATGACTTCATGGACGACGAAGAAGTTGACATGAGGGCCAACGATCCGCGTAAACTCCTTGGTCGCTCCAAGGTAACGGGCTATTGAGATGCTCAAACTCAGCAAAAAGATTGTCCTTGATCGCAACACGATCATGGCACCCAACCTGACAGATCGGTTCTCTGACGAGGACTTGCAGAAGATCGGTCAGCACGTTTGGGAGGGCTATGACCGCGACGAGCAGTCCCGCACCAAGTGGCGGATGCGCACCCAGGCCGCGATGGACCTCGCCATGCAGGTCACCAAGGAGAAGAACTTCCCTTGGGCGGGGTGCTCCAACGTCACGTTCCCGCTGGTGACCATCGCGACGTTGCAGTTCCACTCCCGCGCGTACCCTGCGATCATCAACACCCCCGACATCGTCAAGTACAAGGTGATCGGGGACGACCCTACGGGTGAGTTGAAGGCGCGCGCGGACCGTGTGAGCCGGCACATGAGCTTCCAGTGTCTGGAAGAGGACACCGCGTGGGAAGAGCAGCACGACCGACTGCTGATCAACCTGCCCATCGTGGGCTGTGCGTTCAAGAAGACGTACTACGACGGCACCCTGGGGCACAACGTGTCTGAACTGGTGCTGGCCCAGGACTTGGTGCTGGACTACTACGCCAAGTCGACTGAGACTGCGCCACGCAAGACCCACATCATCCCCATGTTCCGCAACGATGTGTATGAGCGTGTCGCCGTTGGCACGTACCGGGACATCCTTGAGGAGCCGTGGTACACCACCTATGCGCGCCCGCTCGAGAACGTCACCACGGCTCGCACGGACCAGCGTCACGGTCAGACCCCTCCGGTGGGCGACGAGGACACCCCGTTCACGTTCCTTGAGCAGTGTCTGTACATGGACTTGGACGGCGACGGCTACCGCGAGCCGTACATTGCCACCATCGAGTACAGTTCGCGCTGCCTGGTGCGCCTGGCGTGCGGTATCGACTCGGTCGACCAGATCAAGCGCACCACCTCGGGCCGGATCCAGCGCATCGAGCCGACTCAGTACTACACCAAGTACACCTTCATCCCCAGCCCCGACAACGGCATCTATGACGTTGGCTTCGGGATGCTGCTGGGGTCGCTGAACGAGTCGGTCAATAGCCTGCTGAACCAGTTGATCGACGCGGGCACCATGTCCAACTCGGCAGGGGGCTTCCTGGGGCGCGGTGCGAAGATTCGCGGGGGTGCGTACACGTTTGCACCCCTGGAGTGGAAGCGCGTGGACTCCACGGGCGACGACCTCAAGAAGTCGATCTTCCCGCTGCCGGTGCGCGAGCCGTCGAACGTACTGTTCCAGTTGCTGGGCCTGCTGATCGACTACACCAACCGCATTTCGGGTGCCACCGAGACGCTGGCCGGCGAGAACCCGGGTCAGAACACCCCCGCAGAGACGACCCAGACCATGGTCGAGCAGGGTATGAAGATCTACGCTGCGATCTTCAAGCGTGTCTGGCGCTCGATGAAGGAAGAGTTCAAGAAGCAGTACATCGTCAACCGACTCTTCATCCCCGATGTCAAAGCGTTTGGTCCCAACGCCGAGAAGGTGCTGCGCGATGACTACATGGGTGACGAGAACCGCATCGTCCCCAGTGCCGACCCCAACGTGGTGTCGGAGAAGCAGAAGCTGTCTCAGGCGACCATGATCAAGCAGGTTGCCGCTACCACCCCGGGCTACAACCTGCCGGAGGTGGAGCGTCAGTTCCTGCGAGCACTGCGCGTGGACAACATCGAACAGATTTACCCTGGTCCCGACAAGGTTCCGCCGCTGCCCAACCCCAAAGTCATGGTTGAGCAACTCAAAGTGCAGGCGAAGAACTACGCTGTCGATGCCCAGATGAAAAAGTTTGCGCTGGAACTGATGGAACAGCACGAACTGAATGCCGCCAAAATCCTGCAACTTGAGGCGCAAGCCGCCAAATTGCTGGAAGAGGCGGGAGGCGTGAGTACTGCCAACGAGATTGCATCCTTCAAGACTGCAATCGACGCCATGCGGACTCACAATGATGCAGTGAACAAGCAAATCGAACTGATGATGAAGTCAAAGGAGTTGGCAAATGAGTCACAGGGCAACAACGGACCAGGAGTTCAGTGAATGGCTTGACCACCCGGTCACTAAAGCCTATCGGTCCATGTTGAAGAAGTGGAAGGAAGAGTTGAAAGAGGAATGGGCGTCGGGTTCGTTTACCGATATGTCCCAGTTTGGAACGGCGATCCTCAACGCCAAAGCCATCGGACAGTGTGAGCTGCTGGATCGCTTGCACGACACGGAAGTCAATGACATCAACGGAGAAGCCAAATGAACGTAGTCAATGAAAGCGGTCTTGCGCCGCTGGGTCGCGCGGTGCTGATCGAGCACTACGAGCCTGAGAAGAAAACGTCCCTGATCGAGATCCCTGACATCGTCAAGGACCGCACCCTGATGGTGGAACAGCGTGCCATCGTGATCGAAGTCGGACCCGCTTGCTGGCCGGATGAGCCTGCACGCGCCAAACCCGGCGACAAGGTGCTGATCTCCAAGATGGCTGGCTATATGGCCCTCGGCCCTGCCGACGGCAAACGCTATCGCATCGTCAATGACCGCGACATCTTTGCCGCGATCACGAAGGAGTCGAGTCATGAGTGAAGACATGGACCCGGTTGTTGAAGCTCGCACCATGGGATGGGTTCCCAAGGAAGAGTTTCGCGGTGACCCGTCCAGGTGGGTCGAAGCTGATGTTTTTCTTGAGCGTGGACGTACCGTCATGCCGATTCTCAAGAAAAACAACGAACACCTTGAGAAGCTGGTCAAGCAGCAACGCGAAGAGATGGACAAACTCCGTTCCATGTTTTCCGCGTCCCAAGAGTCAATTCAGGAGCTCCAGAAGGTCCACGTTGATGCGACCAAGGCGGCAGTCGCCAAGGCCCGACGCGACCTGATGAACGAACTGAAAGAAGCCAAGCAGACGGGTGATGTGGATCGGGAGATCGAGATCACTGAAGAACTTGACGAACTCCGCACGCGAGCCAAGGAGTTTGAAAAGGAACCCGTCAAACCGGAACCCGTCAAACCGGAACCCGCCAAGGCCAAAGAGGATGACGGTGTGCATCCCGACTTTGCCGCCTGGCAAGCCGAAAACAAATGGTTTGGCACGGATGAGCGTCGAACCATGCGAGCCGTGGGAATTGCGCAGGAGTTGCGTTCTGACCCGGCTTATGACAATGTTCAGGGAATGGCGTTCTTCACTAAGGTTGTTGAAGTCATGGAAGAACGCGCTGGTGGTTCGACAGGTACTGGGAAGGTGAGTTCAGGACGCCCCACTTCAGGTACGGGCACTTCGACAATCAAAGGCTATGCCGATCTTCCCGCAGAAGCCAAAGCCGTTTGTGATCGTCAAGCAACCCGACTTGTCGGGGAAGGCAGAGCATTCAAGACGCAAGACGAATGGCGCAAATACTACGTGAACCTTTACCAGCAGGGAGAGTGATCAATGAAACCCCAAGTCAACCCTTCGACCACTCCCCGCGAAGAGAAGAAGGAAGAGCGCACCCGCATCCCAATGTCGGTGCCGCAGCAGAAGCTTTCGGTGCCTGACATCCCCGGATACCATCTCCATTGGATGAACGGCAACCCGTCCCGAATCAGCCAGGCTCTCAAAGCCGGCTATGAGTTCGTGGACCCTGAGGAAGTGGATGTAGTCAACAGTGGTCTTGCCGACAGTGCGTCTGCCCACGGCAGCACGGACCTCGGCTCTCGAGTCAGTCTGTCGGCGGGGTCATCCCTGGACGACAACGGTGGCGAGCAGCGTCTGTATCTGATGAAGATCCGCCAGGAGTGGTGGAACGACGATCAGCGCAAGCTTGAAGACCGGAATGAGGAAATTGCAGCTTCGTTGCGCGGTGGTGCCATCAACAACTCTGCCGACGGTGCTGAACAACGCTACATCCCCGACGCCCACCGTAAAGGCGTTGCGGAAATCTTTCAACGGAAAACTAGGAGAACCTAATGGCTAATCCCAACAAGCCGATGGGTTTGGTGCCGGTTCAGTACATGGACGGAAGCCCTTGGAACGGCGGCACGCGAACCTACTTCATCCCTTCGACGGACACGAATGCCTATGCGATTGGCGATCCCGTGGTGTCGAACGGTTCTGGCGATGCGAATGGCGTGCCTGGTGTCATTCTCGCAACTGCGGGCTTCGGCAACTCGGTGCGGGGCGTGATTGTGGGCTTTGGTACTCGGGAAGGTCTGATGGCTGACCCCGCGAACCTGGACTCCATGATCATCCCGGCGACCAAGACCAAGAACTACTACGTCATGGTTGCGGACGACCCCAACATCCTGTTCGAGATCCAGGAGAGCGCGGGCACTCTGCTGACCACCGATATCGGGTCAAACGCTGACCTGCTGGCCGGTACCAACAGCGGCTATGCCTCGGGTTGGACGCTGAACAGTGCGTCGGCTAACGTCGGCGCGACTCGTCAGCTCAAACTGGTCGGACTCGCTCGCAAAGCGGACAATACTTTTGGCCTTTACGCCAAGTGGCTCGTTCGTATCAACAACCACGAACTGTCTGGCGGCACGACGGGCGTCTAATAGGAGAACAGCATGGCTGGCGTTATCAATACCTCGAACCATCCCAAGCTGTTGTGGCCTGGTGTCCACGCGACTTGGGGTCAGGTTTACAACGAGCACCCGGTCGAATACGGCGACCTCTACACCCAACTCGACTCCGACAAGGCGTACGAGCAGGATGTGCAGATCACCGGCTTCGGTCTGGCCCCGATCAAATCGCAGGGCGCTCCGGTGTCTTACGATTCGGAGCAGCAGGGCGTCATCACGACCTACACCCACATCGCGTACGCGCTGGGTTACATCGTGACGTACGAAGAGTTGCGCGACAACCTCTATGAGGAAGTCTCGATGCGTCGGGCGAAGGCGAACGCTTTCTCCATGACGCAGACCATCGAGAACGTCGCGGCGTTCCTGTACAACAACGCATTCACTTCGTCTTACTTCACCACTGGTGACGGTCAGGCGCTGGTGTCGACTACGCACGTTAACGCGACTGGCGGCACGTATTCCAACGCGCTGTCGCCTGCGGCTGACCTGTCGGAAGCTTCGCTGGAAGACCTGACGATCCAGATCATGGGCACTCAGAACGACCGTGGTCTGCTCATCAACATCATGCCGACTTCGCTGCATATCCCTCGCCAAGAGTGGTACAACGCGAATCGGATTCTGAAGTCGGTGCTCCAGTCGAACACGGGCAACAACAACATCAACGTGCTGAAAGCGACGAACGCCTTCCCGGGCGGTATCAAGCTGAATCACTACTTCACGGCACCCCATGCCTGGTTCGTTCGCACGAACTGCCCGAATGGGATGCAGATGTTCTGGCGTGACCGTCCCATGTTCGACCAGGACAACGACTTCGACACGAAGAACGCGAAGGCTGCAACCTATATGCGTTTCTCGGTCGGCTGTACCGATCCGCGCGGAATCTTCGCGTCGAACGGACCGTAATCCCACAAGGATTGATGGTCGGACCCCCGCTTCGGCGGGGGTTTTTGTTTGTGCTTGCAGTCTGAGCGTTAGCCGCTATACTGTCTTAGCCCCTCAAAGGGTAGCCCTTAACGCCGCAAGGCGTGTACCCATCACGTTAAGGAGTCTTTCATGGGTTCCCCCATCCGTTACACCTACGGTGTTGCCACCGTGCCTGTCCAGCAACCGCTGGGCAACTTCCCCCTCCCTGATCCGTTCCACACCTCGTCGATTGACGGTCTGGACGTTACCTCGTATTCCAACGACTTCTTCGGTATCGGGTCGACGACCCTGGACTGGACCATCGTCGGAGCCTCGTCGACCTTCACCGCGATTGACGGTGTCGGTGGCCTGGCTCGAGTGACCCCCGGCGCTGCCACGACCGCCACGACCGTTTACAAAACCGGTTCTTCGTTCCAGTTTGTTGCAGGGCAGCAGATGTGGTTCTTGTCGCGGTTCAAAGCCTCGGCGGTTGCGGGTACTGTGTCGTTCTATGTCGGTCTGCAAAAAGGTGCAGCGGTCACGGATGGCATTTGGTTCACTAAACCGGCTTCCAGCACTTCGCTGAACCTTGTGAGCGTGGTCAATAGTGTCTCGACCACCCTGGTCACAGGCATCACGACTGCGGCTGCTGCGACGTTCATCGACGTTGCGTTCCAACTCAACACCTCGGGCGATTTGATCGTTTGGAACAACGATGCGGTGGTTGCGCGCGTGAGCGGTGCGACCATCGGTGCGTCGGGTACGACCCTGACCAACGCGCTGCTGACCCCGGTGTTCCAGATCACCCCGACGGCGACCGACACCCTGGACATTGACTACGTCCTGACGGCTGGCGAAGTCATCCGCTAAGGAGTGAGTCATGGCTAATGCCTTCACGACTCAGATCATTCAGGAAGGTCCGCGCAACGCGATTGTCAAACTGACGGGAATCTTGGATACGTCCAACCTGGCATCGACAACCGCGATTGCGATGTCGAGTCTGACCCAGGTTGGCACGTTCCCAGCCCCGGCGCAGGTTCGCATCGACCACCTGGACTACTCGATCAGTGACCAGTTGGAAGTGCAGTTGGCATGGGATGCAACCACCCCGGTTGTTATCATGCCGATTGCCGGTCGAGGTCGAATGTCGTTTCGGGACTTTGGCGGCTTGCAGAACAACGCAACTGCAGGTAAGACCGGCAACATCTTGATCCAAACAACCGGTTGGGCTTCGGGTATCCAGGTCTTCTCGGTCATTCTGGAACTCGTCAAGCAGTGAGTTACCCTCACTACTTCGTTGATGCAACACCTTATGCGGTACAAGTGGACTCGTCCGCCGCCCCGCTGGTGTACGTTGGGGAAGCTCTTCCGGGCACCCTCACTTCTGACGCGAAGTGGCGCATTCAGTTGATCACCCCCGGCGCAAGTGGTGTAGCAATCACTTGGGCCGGCGGGTCCAACACCTTCGTCAATGTCTGGGATAGCCGGGCATCACTGGTGTATAGCTGACCATGTCGTTTGAGATCGTCTCACTGCTGAACCCCCCGTCAAGTCAGATTGCAATTCTGACTGCCGGTCCCGCCATCTCTGCTGGGACTTCTTCGCAGAACACGGGAACCGTTGCCTTTGGGAACTCTAACGGGGTTTCCTTTGGCATGAGTAACGGGGTCATTACTGCCACTATTGCGGGTGGGGGTGGAGGTGGCAACTATGTTTCGGCAGGCACACAGACTGCGGGTGCCGGGGCTGTTGTTCAGTTTGCCAACGGCAACGGGGTGACCTTCGGAATGAGCGGATCGTCGCAGATCACTGCGTCGGTCAATACGAATTTTGTCCCTCTGGGGAACTCGAGCCTCTTTCAGCAGACCTCCGCGACTTCCGCTATCACCTCGGCGGCGTTTGCGGCGTCTAACAGTACGGTGTTCGCTGGCACTGGGACCACCTATAACGGCACCAACGTGTCGGCTACGGTGGGTCTGAACTCGGCAGGTTTGAATCTTTCCCTGGCGGCACCGACCCCTACTCCAGCCCAGACGACCCAGACCCAGCCTGCTGGGAACATTGCGGGCGCGGGGTTCACCTCAGTTAGCACTGTGGGGGTAGTGCCGACTGCAACCCTGAACAGTAACGGCTTGTCGCTCGCCGTTCCCAACTGGATCACCACCTATGTTGCGCAGACGACCCAGACGCAAGCTACTGGCGGAATCGCGGGTTCCGGGTTTACTTCGACGACAACGGCAGGTTCGGTTCCGACCGCAACCCTCAACAGCAACGGGCTTAGTTTTGCAGCTCCGGCGTGGATCACGACCTACGCCGCCCAAACGACTCAGACCCAAGCTGCTGGCAATATCGCGGGTGTAGGCACAACCTTCGCCGGCACCAACGTCAGCGGGTCCGTCACGCTCAACAGTAATGGTCTGAACTTGGCGTTGAGCGCACCCACCCCTGGTGGCGGTGGTGCAATCAACGTGTCAGCCGGGACGACTTCGAACAACCTTCAGTCGATTGTTTTCGCCAATTCGAACGGGGTGTCGTTTGGCTTGAACGGGTCTACTCTCACAGGTAGTGTGGTTGCCGGTGCAGCGCAGACGGTTCAAACCCAGCCCGCGGGTAACATCGCAGGAGCTGGGTTCACTTCGACTACGACTGCGGGTGTCGTGCCTACGGGCACGCTGAACAGCAACGGGTTGAACCTGGCCGTCCCGAATTGGATCACGACCTACGTTGCTCAGACTACGCAGACGCAACCCGCAGGCAACATCGCAGGCGTCGGCACGACGTTCGCAGGGACCAACATCTCTGCCTCCGCGACGTTCAACAGCAACGGTCTGAACCTCGCCCTGTCGGGTCAGAATACCGTCGCGCAGACTGTCCAGACGCAGGCAGCGGGCAATATCGCAGGCACCGGCTTTGCCTCCACCACGGTCGCGGGAAGTGTCGTCGCAGGCACGCACAACACGGCAGGACTCACGCTGGCGGTCCCCGCCTTCATCACGACCTATGTAGCCCAGACCACGCAGACGCAACCGGCGGGGAACATTGCCGGGGTGGGGACGACCTTTGCCGGGACGAACATCAGCGGGTCGATCACCAACAACAGCGTGGGGTTGAACCTTGCCCTGAGTGTCAACCCTGCCGGGGCCACTACGGGCGCGATCTACAACACCGGGAACACCACCGGGCAATCGAGCAGCAGTACCTACGCGATCAGCAGTCTTCCGATCAGCGGTGCCGGGATTGCCTCAGTGGGCTGGTCTGGTGGACAGATTATCGTCTCGGTTCCGGCGGGCGGGGGTGGCGGCGACGGCTACAACATCGTATCGATCAGTGGCAATACCACCGGTACTGCAAATACCTATCTGTCAGCAACTGTCGCATTGGCGGGTGGTCAAAACGTCACCCTCAGTCAATCCAGCAACAGTATTTCAATCAACGCCCCGGCTTCTTCATCCTTGGTCGGCTCCAACGGGTTGTCGATCAGCACTGCGGGCAGCACGATCAGCTTGATCGGAGCTTACAACTCAGCCCAGTTCACCAATTCCACTGCAAACACAACGCAACCTCTTGTGTGGGCAGGTAACTCGGGTGGTAGTGGGAACATCACGATTGGCCTGACCGGCTCGACTGTGACCATGAGCGCGCCGTCGGGTGGTGGGGGTGGCGGGTATACCCTTTCCGATTGGCTGGTCTACCCGATGGCCGCGTCGAGTAACACTTCGTTCGGTCAGAACAGTCTTTCGTTCGCTCAAATCCTTCCGCAGAACGCAGTCTCGATGACCGTCATCGAGATGCTCTGGTCACTTTCTCACAGCAGTACTTCTAGTCCTGCATGGTCGCATGGACGCACGCTGTCGTACGGGTTGTACCAGGAGACTAACGGCACGCAGATGAGCCTGCTGGGGTCATCCTCGTTTGCCGTAAGCATGAGTGGATCATCCAACTTGTCGTACGGTCTGACCCTTTCGCAAGGGGCTGTGAGTACGACCTTGACCACGGCATCAAGCGGCTTGACCGCGTTCAACCAAGCAGCTTGGAAGATCGTCAGTCTGCCGTTCTCGAGCTCCATTTCCCCGGCGGGCGCTCCGTACTATTTCGGGTACGTGATGAGTACGAACACCAGTGGTGCAAACGTCGCTCAGACCCTTTCGTACATGATGAATAACGAGGCGAGCAACGCAAGCATGGGTGCTCTTGCGCCGAATGGTTTGACTGCGTCAAATGCGTCAGTCATTCAAGAACCTTACGGGTTCATCTATTCCGCATCCTCAGCCAACCTGCCAGCAACCTTGGGATACAGTCAGATGAGCATTCAGTCCAATACGCAACCCTACTTGTACCTGGAGGCGTGATGCCTGAGTATCGTCAAACCGCTGTTTCGGGAACCATGCGGCGCAGGTCCAACGTGGTCCAGATCAGCAACGAACTGGGTGCAACCCCCAGCATTCGTTTTGTCGAAGAGGATGTGGTCGATCTCAACGGGGTCACGGTCAAGACCCCCGTGGGTGGTGTGGTAGAGACATTCACCAACCCGACTGAAACCTTCCCACTCGTCAACCCTGTGGACAATACCCTTCTTGGCTCTACGGTTGCTTATCAGGACGCCTATGTCCTGATGTATTCCTTGTACCTGTACGTTGCGGGTAAACGGGACGCCGGAACGCTGTAATGGCAGCACCTACAATCGTTCAGACTGTTGCGCCAACCAATCCCGTAACTCACGCAACAACCCTCGCAGTCTCAATCACGGGTGTCACTGCGGGAAACACTTTATTGGTAGTCGCAGTCCATAATAATTCTTCCGGTGTAGTTGGCGGAATCCTCAACAGCGTCACCGATAGTAACGGGACAGGTTGGACCGTCTACAACGATGCTGAAACCAACAACCCGCCAGTCGGCGTTTCAATGGCAACCTTGGTCAATGTTGCCGCAGGTACACACAATTTGACGCTCAATCTGAGTGTTGACGCTTATTGCAATGCGAAGATTTACGAACTCACCCCCTGCACCGTCGACTCGTCTTCTGTGGTTGCAGTAGGTGCGACTCCAACTGCCACCAGTGTTTCGATTACAACGGTTGCGGCTCAGACCTTGGTGTTTGCTTTTCTAGGTGTTCTTCTTTCAGGTAGCAACACCAATTTGGGAATCACTGATCCCCCCACCGGGTGGACAAGTGATGCAGTGGCACAAAATACGACTTTGATGTATCCCGAATTTGAGTATGCCCGTCGAACCACGACGACTGCGGGAACTTACTCGGCGTCGTGGACTTGGACTGCTGGCAATATGTCAAACTCTGTTGCTGCAATTGCATTTGCAGGAACTGCAACCGGTACTTCTGTGATGTACTTACGCGCATGACCCCTCAGATCATCGCCCCCGACTACGGACGCCACAACCAGCAGATGGACGAGGCGATCCGACGCCTTGACACCATGGGTGCCTACAAGGATCTTTCCACGATCATCCTGGTGCCGGCGTTCGGTAGTGTACCGACCAAGTGTGTCGCGTCGTGGTGGAACCTGTTTACAGCTCCGAATGGCAAGTTGTACCGGATGTGGGCGCTCGGGATGGAAGTTGGCGAGGCGTTTAGCCAGTCCATCGCAAACATCCTGGCCCACCCGGACCTGTCGAAGTTCAAGTACCTGCTGACCCTCGAGCACGACAACGTACCCCCTCCCGACGGGCTTGTGAAGCTTTTGTCCCGGATGGAAGCGCACCCCGAGTACGCCTGCATCGGCGGCTTGTATTGGACCAAGGGTGATGGTGGGGTGCCTCAAATCTGGGGCGACCCAAAAGACCCGGTCATCAACTTCCGCCCACAGCGTCCGGTGCCGGGTCAACTGGTCGAGTGCGTCGGAACGGGTATGGGGTTCAACCTCTGGCGGCTCGAGATGTTCAAAGACACCCGACTGCGTCAACCGTGGTTCAAGACCCTCAACGGTGCTGAAGGTCAAGGTGTCGGGACGCAGGATCTATACTTCTGGGGTGATGCTCGGAAGTACGGCTATCGATGTGCCATCGACTGTGATGTGCTGGTCGGGCACTACGACTTGGAAGGCAAGTTCGGACCCCCGGACACAACTTGGTGAAAATGTGGAAAATCAAGATTCATCTGCTGGCAATGCTGTCGTACCGGTCGCAGCAACTGAGCCTGTGGGCAGCGCGCCGATCAAGCTCGATCTGGGATGCGGAAAAAATAAGGCGGCAGGCTTCACTGGAGTCGATGCGCTCGCCTTCGAAGGTGTCGACCAAGTCTTCGACCTCCGACAGACTCCGTGGCCTTGGGCTGACAACTCGGTTGATGAGGTCCATTCTTCCCACTTCGTCGAGCACCTCACCGGGGCGGAACGTATCCCGTTCTTCAACGAACTCCATCGAGTCTTGAAACCGGGGGCGCAGGCTCGTATCATCACACCCCATTGGTCCCATGAGCGTGCCTATGGCGACCCTACGCACCAATGGCCCCCGGTCTGCGCCTGGACGTACTTCTACCTTGGCAAAGCCTGGCGCGATGTGAACGCCCCACACGCAGGGTATACCTGCGATTTCGATTATGTCCTGGTCGGTACCCACGACCCCAACGACACGCACGTTGCGTTCAGGACGCAGGAAGTCAAGCAAGTCATGATGAGTCGCAACGTCAATACCGTGACGGACCTCATCGCAACCCTGACCAAGAAATAGGAGTTCCGTCATGCCTCTTACCCCCAATGACCTGCACGAAATTCGCAAAATCATTGTTGCTGCGAAGATCGTGGACAGTGGCGCGTTTAGCGAAGAGCTGAACAAACTCGATGCCGCTGCGGCGCAAGCCGCCGAGTCGCGCAAAGCCGACATCGAAGCTGCCGCATACGCTGCTGAATCTCGCATCACTGCGGCTCAACAAAAGCACGACGAAACGCTTGCCAAGATTCAGCAGGAGCGGCAATCTGTGGAGGCCGCATACGCGAAACATGAGGCGTTGCAGCAGTCTTCCCAGGAGGCTGAAAAACGTGCCGATGAAACTCTTCGCAAACTTCAAGAGCACAATGCCGCTTTTGAAGAGTCGACCCGCAAGGTCAACGACGAACTCAACGCTCGGACTGCCGAGTTGGATCAGCGAGCCGCTGAATTGCAGGCGCAACAGGCAACGCTGGAAGAAGATCGTCGCCGCCTGGATGAAAAGCTTGCCGCCATCAAGGCTCTGAGCGGAGCGCAGTAACATGGCAACCCCTCTGACCTTCCTCACTTCCCAGCGGATCATCCGTATGGCGTATGAGGAGGCGGGGCTTGTGCCATCCGGGCAAGACCTGACCAGTGACCAGTACGCCAACGGACTGCTTCGGCTGAACGACATGGCGTACCTCTGGCAGACCCAGGGGTTGAAGCTTTGGACCGTGACGGAGTTGCCGATAACTCTGGTAAGTGGTCGCAGGTTGTACCAGATGGGTCCAGGCTATACGGTTGACATGACCAAACCCTTGAGGGTCTTGCAAGCGGTCTATGTTGACTCGTCTAATATCCGTCGACCGCTGGTCGTCATGTCGAAGGAAGAATACACCCGTTTGTCGCAGCAGACCCAGCAGGGGGCTGTGAACTCGTACTATGTAGACAAGCAGCAGTACACGCTTGATCTCTATCTCTGGCCGGTTCCTGATACTTCGGCTGTAACGGGTACGGTACGGATCATTCTGCAACAACAAGTGGTAACCCCGGCAAGTCTGACCGCAGACACGGGGTTCCCTCCTGAGTGGGCAATTGCGCTGCGTTGGGGGCTTGCAGATGAACTGGCGACGGGACAACCTCAGTCGATCATGGACAGGTGTGAGAAAAGGGCTAAGGCGTACCGTGAAGCCCTTGAGGACTGGGATGTCGAAGATGCTGCGACGTATTTCACCCCGGACCAACGCTCTGTCTATTACTCGACCTCATTCCGATAGGAGTCGTTGTGGAGCGTCAGGGAGAGCAGAACCGTTTCGAGGACTTGACCAGCGATGAAGTCGTCCATCTTAAAGAGCAACTCCTTCAGTCCATCTACGCAGACATCGGTAGATCGGTCATTAAACGGATTTTATGGGTGGGTGGGTCGATCCTTGTTGCCATTCTTATTGGGATCAAGACCGGTCACAGCCCGTGGGGTGAGTAATGAATCAAGACCGCCCTCGCATCCCGCTTTTCGCGGTGCCACAAAATCGGGGCGAAACCACTGACCGCGACTCCAAGCTGATCAACGGCTACGTTGAGATCGTCAGCAAGGAAGAGATTTGGTTGTACAAGCGACCCGCGTTCAAGGCAATCTCCAACAGTGGGATCGGGTCCAGTGGCCTTGGTGTGTACAACTGGAAGGGTGACACTTACGCGATCTGGGGCACTCAGATATTCAAGAACGGTGTCGCGCTGACTGCACCGACTCTGGATGTATCGAATGGGGTGTACAACTTCACCCCGACGCTCGGAACACCTCAGTACCTGTTCTTCCACAACGGGGTCAA